AGCAATTCGTATCGACTAGAACGATGGTCACTGAAGAGATCCGCAAGGAGCTCTCCAAGACCATTCTCGAGCCGTTATCAGTTGCCACCATCACGCCGCAAGGCTCAGCATGGCAGAAGTCAGGTGATTTCTTTAGAGACGCAAAACGGGTTCTCACGATCCCGGAGTCTTCATCGAAGTTATCAGATTTCTTAAAGCTGACGAGCGATCTTATCGCTCACGGAGTTAGAGTAGGTACTCCACTCGTCATGGCGTTTTCCTTTCTGTCTGCATTTGCTCGCGTAGAGCATATAGTGGGCCGCTTTATGGTTGGATCTGTATCCGTAACACAGTTTTGCAAAGAACTAATTAGACCCTTCATCGGGTTTCTTGTTACCACAGGTTTGGCTATTAGCGCCTACTATTCGCTTGTCACTCCATCAGAGAGCGAATCAGGACAGACTAGGACAGCAAAAAGACGAACTCGGACTTACGACGACGTAGTTGAAACCTATCCAGAGGCATCGCAAGATGTTTTTGCATCCGTAATCAGATCCTCCACGGGATCTGTAAAGATGCATCACAATGGAATGGGAGTAAACTGCGTTTTTGTGGGTGGACATTATGTTTTAATACCTAAACATTTTTTCCAAGAGCCGAGCATGAAGTACGTTAGTGAAGGTAGGGTATTCTCGATTACCAAGCACGGGTGGTCGGGAGCAGCGCGAGAAGTGAAGTTTGAATCTGCAAGATTGAAACCAATTCAGGGAAACATTTACAAAGGATTTTCTGAGGGCAACCTTAGAGAGGATGTAGTGTTGTATGAACTGGATAAACGTTTCTTTCAAGCAGAGAAGAATATCACGAGGCACTTCTGGGATGGGAGCTATTCTCTTAAAAATAGGGTCGTACATAAGTACGATTTTTATGGATGGGAGAAGAGCCCTTTCTTCGAAGTCTCCACGGGGACGGTGACTAGAGATATGGTTCATACTGACCGCGTGGAAGACAATACAGTTGTCTTTCATGTAGTCGGTTTGGCCACTTTTCAGAGTCGCCCAGCCTCGTGTGGCAGTCTTGTCAGGTTAGAGGGACAAGATAGCCCGCTGGTGGGGGTTCACATTGCTAGAACTACTGATGGTCAGGCAGCATTTCATTATGTTACCAGATCGTCTCTAGTAAAAGCGATGTCAAGCTCCGGCGTGCGAGATGTTGAGCAGTCTTTCATCACAACTCAACAAGAAGGCGCAGAGTATCTTCCTGAGGGATCCATTTTGGAATTTGTGGGACAGGTGGACAAAAATGTTCACCAGCCTACGAAGACTGATTTGGAACCCTCTGAGGTGTTTGAATTCTATGGTCCACACATAACCGAACCGGCAGTAATGTCGGGTCGAGATCCTCGATTATCAGAGGAATATGTAGGACCTAAGTTTTTAAAACAACTCTTTAGGGGATATACGAAGCGTGAGGGTGAGTTCAGTAGTGAGGACCTTAACTTGGCTTTTGAATCGATGAAGGACACTATGTCCTACATCAGTTCGAAAAGCATTGTTAAGCACAAGCTATTGGGCGTAGACGAGATTCTCAATACACCAAAATACATTCCGGATTCATCTAGAATGTTGATGGGGACCTCAGCTGGTTGGCCATATATAACTAAAGGCCAATCAAAAAAGGACCTCTTCACGGTGGAAGAGAATGACGACATTATTCCGGGGGATGGAATTTTGTCAGAATATTTCGAAGCTGAAGATAAAATACAGCATGGAGTGGTGCCCTTCCTACCTTTTGCATTAATGCTTAAGGATGAGAGGGTTAAGCTCAGCAAAATAGAGATACCGAAGACGAGAATATTTGCTTGTTCTAACGTGATTCATTTCATGATTATGAGAAAATATTTTTATGCGCGGATGATGCAAATCTACCACGCCGACTTTCGGGACTCATTTTGTATGCCAAAGATGAATCGATTTTCTATCGACTGGCATGAATTTTCACAATTCATGCTTGAGGTGGGAAAGAGAGGATTCGATTTTGATTTTCAGTTTTGGGATAGATCCCTGCAGAAAGTAATGATTTGGATGGCGACTGAGATATTACTTGAAGGATTGAGTATTTCGGAACGAGAGAGAGACACTTTATGTGAATTGAACTCGTCCCCTTTTATGATATTCGGAAAGGACGTATTAAGGTCGACAGGTGTGCTGATGTCAGGGTCTCTTCTGACCTACACATTAAATTGTGTAGTGAATGAATTGATCCACAGATCAGCATATATCCATGTTATGAAATCTAGAGCTCCATATCTTAGCTCAATTAGAGATTATCTTCAGTTTACCCGGGGAATGAGAGGAGGCGATGATACTATTTCGGTAGTAGATGACCGCATCCTTGAATTCTATAATGGGAAAACAGTTGGTGAATTCTTTTTGAGCCGAGGTCTGGGAGTGACGGCAACGGACAAAAGCGCTAATCTTGAAGAGAAGAAGGACTATCTTAGTCTATCTTTTCTGAAATGTCAGACACAATATCGACAAGGTTATTTTCTACCTCTTCCAGAGGTAGGATCATTAATTGAGTCAATGTATTGGATAAGATATAACAAGTTTAACGCGGACAGGACAAAGGCAACGCAAGACAACGTGATTTGTGCCCTTCGAGGACTTTACTTTCATGGCGAGACGCTATACAGTGAAGTTCGAAGAAGAGCATTAGTCGCACAACCAGCCCTCATATTGCCACACTATGAGGAGCTGCACACCATGTGGCAATCGTATGCATGTTTTCCAGGATCACACGCAGATTTCGCAACTAGAGAGTTGCAGGAGGATCCCTTCATTTCTACGCCAAAGCTTCATCAATGGCAAGAAGATCAGATCTAAATCTAAATGAATCGAACACACGCAAACACACGGACCGGACAAGAAATCACAGCAATGGACAAGGCACAAATCGGAATGGAGGAGTCTCAGAGAGCAACCACTGAAGACAATACCAAACCGATAGACGGACTCGTAAACGAAACAGCAGATGAACGATCGAAGCTTTCCACGACAAGGGTGGGAGCTACGATTATGGACGCAGAATCAACAACAATAGTACCAATTTCAATAGGATCAATAGAAACTTCATCATCCAATGACCGTTCAGCAGCTTATCTCAATGATACTGACTGGAATTTGAAAATGCTCGAACACAAGTTTACTTATGTTAGAGACGCGGACTGGCCGATCACAGCCCAAGGAGGTACAATTCTTACTTCCCTTTCAATTCCAAAAGATATCATAGTTACAGCAGCTCAAAAGGCTCCATTTGACGTCACTCGACTTTGGAAATGTCGTCAAATAGTTATTAAGATTGTGTTGAAAGCATCGCCCTTTTATGCCGGCTCTCTTGGTGTAGGATTTTATCCATACACCATGTCCGGCATTCCGGTGTCATCAACACGTCTTATTAACATGGGCGCCATGATTCAGAAGGTATCTCAAAATCAGGGGTTAGAATTTGTAATTCCCTTCAGATACCATGTAGGATTCATGGACGCAGCCATTCAATCATTGGGCGATCTTCATATTTTCGTTATTTCAGCACTTAGAACTGGACCAGACAACCCCAATTCTATTTCAATGTCAATATTCGCAGCAATCGAGGACAGTAAATTCAAAATTCCGGAAGTTATTCCAACTTCTAACTACGTTTCACACAAATTCGACAAATCATCATACGTAGTCACAATTCCGGAAGGCTCTCTCAATACCGTAGATATCAACAAGCCTCTTAGCCAACATTCTTATATCAAATTATGTGATGGTGAAGGAACTATAGGCGCTGTCGGAGTCCCTCATTTTCAGGACTCCCCAACCGACTTAGTTCAAATTCTCAAAAGATTTCGCAAATTGGAAGATATCGTCATTCAAGCTACTGCAGGTAAGTCGCGGACAATTTTGTCCGTCGATGAACTGTATCAAGCTGCAATGGCGGGATTGGACGATTGGTTTGGATTTTATCGTGGATCAGTTAATGTGAGGCTCATCCCTCATACAGCAGATCCTAACTTTAAATTTTCAGGCGGCGTTTTCTTCATCAGCACACCCCACGGAGATTATCCGTGGCCATCATCATATTTGGCAGGAGAGCATTATTTTTCAGATTCTCAGATAGCACAATTTACTGTCCCTTGGACACAACCTATTTTTATAGCGCCACGAAACGTTCAACTTCTTGGCGATTTAGTTATTTTTATAGACAATTACACAACAACAACAACAGCAGTTAATTTGGAGGTGTGGGTTAGCGTAGGAGATGACTTTCATATGGGTCTTTATCAAGGCTCAGGCTTTTCTCTTTTCAAGAACGTAGCCTGGCAGCCGAAGACAGTCTCAACAGTGCCGGAATCTGGTTTCATAGACCAGGTTTCCAGAGCCATTGAGACCACCCTACCCATCGTTGAAAAAGTTTCCGAACTAGGAGCACTCTTGGATGCCACAATGATCACCATACCCCCTGCCCCTGTAATGCCCCGATCTGTCGGTTATACAATACCAACCGACTTAATGCAGTATACTGAGAGATTGATTACCACTAATCATAACGGTATGTCGCTTCCGGATAAGGAGTGCTTCGGCACTTCTGAACCGGAAACGAATATTGTTAATCTCTTGACGAATACTAAATCAGTCGTAGGCTATTTTACATGGGAGTCAGGGAGTCCAACAGGCACCGAACTTGCTACCTACAAAGTAGGATGTCCATCCGAACCAGAGTTCGACGGGCAGCCTATTTTCTCAATTCCACAACTTTTCCAATCTTGGCATGGAGGAATAAGAATTATCTTTGACGTCATCTCTACGGAGATGCATCGAGGACAGCTTCTCATTGTTTATACGCCTGGCGCTTTTTCACCGCCCGCGTATCGCGACGCCACTCAGTCATACTTCACCACTCTGGACCTAGCAGAGGGTCGAGGTACACTGGCAATCGAACTTCCGTACCTTCAGCAGTACCCGTATCTTCTTACGGGTAATGCTGATGGTGTAGATGACGAAAGTCAGTTCATTGGCTCCATATCCGTGTTCGTACAGAACCCGCTCCGCGCAACCAGCACCGTTGCGCCAAACGTAGAGGTTATCATGTATCAGGCCTTTTCTCCTGACGTTAACCTAGCCGTAGCCGGTATGTCCAAAGCCTT